GATTGCATCTCGAAAGTGCTCATCTTTATACGCAGCAAGAGGTTGCTGTTCTTTTCTTAAACACGTTTCAAGATTGTGCAGTTTATACGCACCTCTTTTTAACTTCGGACTACTCCCTCCCAACAACTTATAATTCTCAGGGCTGATGTCATCCACCCCTTCCACACTCACACGCCTTTTAAGAGGTAATGCACCTCCGCACCTTAAGCAAAAGGTCTCCACCTGTGCGGTAAAGTCTTTGGGTACCCTCCACCACCAACCCTTTTCAACAGGCCAGGCGGTCTCAGGCTTTCCGAGTAAGATTGACCACGCGGCTGCTACTTCACAGAAGAAGGCGCCATGAGGGTTGATAGAAGCCGACCAGCTGTTCTGCACCCAGCATTGATCTACCAACATATAAGCTTCTCTCTCATGTTCCATTACTTCGCTTATCCCAACCATTAATGGGTGGTGGTAGATATCCCCTCTTGTATGGTCGTTAAGAAAAATATGATCGAAGGTGCGGCAGATTACCCCTCTTAGATGTTCCTTTCCTACCGGAAAAGAACTCCATAGTCCTAGGTGGTTTCTACCTAGTTTCTCTACCGCGTAGTTACAAAATTGCTCGAACTGAGGGTGAAGAAGAGGCTCACCACCCATTATCCCTACCATATGAGGGAAACCTTCCATACTATCCACAGCAGCTTTAAAGGTTTCAAAATCCATCATGTAAGGGATAGGGTGATGCCCGCAAAACCGGGTGCAGTTAGAACAGCTATTAATGCAAGCGTTGGTTATCTCGATTTGAATGGTATCCATTAGGAAAGGCGATTTCATTATTCAATCCTCCATTCCTTTAACACCATATGCATCTTAGCGATTTTAACCTCTTCCGGAATTGCGTAAAGGTGAAATAAAAAGCCCTGCAAACCATGCCATCGACGCTGCTGCACGTTTAGGAAGGTATCGAATTTTAACCCATATTTAGCGATATTACGGCTGAGAGTGTAATCGTCAATAAGATGAGTAGGATCCATAACCCCACTGTTCTCTTCACTGATGACGGGGAAAATATTAGCCGCGGCTTCAGCAAGAGTGAGATCGTCCAAAGGATGCCAAAGATCAATACACCAGTCACTAGCGAGAGTAAACCAGTTGCAAGAACCAATGTTACGGCCATCACGCATGAAGTATCTATCATAGCGCCACCTTATAGAGGCGAAGTCGTTGCCATTATGCAGGACTGTATCTTTTCCGACAAACGTTGTAACATCCGGCATGGTAGGATTAACAATTGCATCAGCGTCGATAAAAAGATTCCAATCATTTTCCATCTCCTGGCCAAGCTGGTAGATTTGCAATTTCTCATACACGGGCGGGAAGAGGGGGAACTTCCTTTCTTTAATGATATGGAAGTCCGCCCCGATCTTCTCCGCGTAGCGTTGCATGAGAGGAAATGTTATTTTGGTAACCTCTGGTGAATAATTATCCACACAAAGGGTGAAAATCGTTTTTTTAATAGGTTTATTCCACATGCGCTTGCACCTTCTGCTCTTTACGAGCCCTTATGAATTATTGTTTTGTATAATTCTTACAAACTATATCGAGGATGGCTACCGTCTTTGCCATCATCTCAGCTTGTTGATCCATTCTCACATCCTGCCTTAGAGCAGCTTTCTGTAATTCGATCACTGCTCTTTCAACGGCTGTGAGACGGGTTTCGACACTGGTTATACGACGCTCACCTGCTAACGCAATTCCTAGCAAGGCAAGGAGAATAGTGGCTGTTTGAAGTACAGCAGAAAACCATGTGGCACGTCTACGTTCAACCATTTTAACTCCCTAGGACTGAGCACCATAGTTGCATGGAGGCACACTTATCGTACCATCAGAACCGGTAACCAGGTTGTTAACGGAAAGGGCCGCTGAGATGTCGACAGAGGTATCAGCAGCTTTTGCCGTACCTACAATAGCACGATTATCGATACAGGCAAAGGTATTCGAGTTCTCATCAATAGCCATTGCGGTGGTGTAGAGATGATTACCTCGAATGAAACTGCCCAAACCTATCCGTCCGATATTTACTAGAATACCAACACCTGTTGCATGTTGATTTTCAATCGTGTTATTCTCAATGATTGTACGCCTGCCGTCACCGGCTCCTATGGAAAGGGCGGCCGTAGAGAAACTAGAACTCCACGAACCTTGGAATTTACAATTCCTCATTTGAAAGTCGGAGGAAGCAGTTACGAGTACGCCTATCACCGTTGCTGTGCCACTGAGAAAAGTGCAGCCATCTAGTACAATACCACTTTGTTCAGTGGGGATTGTAAGGATGGTTCCTGTGGCATCATTATCTTGAAAGGTGATGTTGAAGAGACGACACCCGGAATATTTAGTAGAATCGATTACGTGATTCCCTTTAATCCGGGCACTGAAGAAACCATCACACTGGCCACAGCCGATTACATCGGTCTTTTCAGCTAATGCGGTGAGATCTTCCTCGAAATAATCACCAACGATAAATAGCTTAGAGCGTCTTGCCCATGCCTTGTTGGCCGATTTAGTTTGATACTGATGACACGCAAGAAGCCCTTTTGCTACTGTTTTAAAGGCTTCATCCCAACTCAAGCCGGAATTACCATCATTGCCGGAATTACCGTCAACAAAGTAAATCCCAGCTACACTAGGGTCCGCGCCCGGCATTCCACCATTCAGAAGCGGGATACCAAAGGAGCTCAAGCCGTAAGGGAAATTAGTTATACTACCCATCTTGTGTCTCCTTTCAGTTAGACGCCGTCACTGCCAGCAACCCCGTGCCAGTAAGTAACACCCGCACAGAACCGGAAGTACGTGTCATGTTTGGAACCCTTGGTGTCGAAATCATCCTGGCTGTTGAATTCAGGCTTTTTACGCCAGAAGCCCTGCAGAGTGTGCTCGCTGTTTTGAGACAACATCCACCACGCCGAAGACGACGTAAGGTAGTGATTCACGATAGGCTCCAGCCGCCCCTGCATGACATTGACTTCGTTATTCCCTGTATAGGGTTTGTAAGTGCTGTACAGAATCTCTGCCGCCTTAAATTGCAAGTCGACCGGGATAAGTACGCGGTTAGGAATCATCCGTTTGAGAAGGCCACGTTCATTGACCATTTTCTCAAAGAGAAGCAACATTTCCTGCAGACCGCTGATGCTGAACGCCATATCGGTTGCGGAACGATTACTGTAGGTAGAACCACCGAGCAGCGGATGCGCCGTACTGATAAGATATTCACCGTCAATACTCTTGGTTGCGGTGAAGGAGTTATTCAGCACATTTGCGTAAGTGGCTTCAAGAGTTTGACGAATACCCCCGGCAAAGTCTTGAGATACGCGGCGCATGATACCGTATTTATCATCATCCCACATCTCACGGGTAACCTGGAAGCCCAAGCCATACGCCTGGTGGGTATAACGCAATGAACCGCCTTGAAGAGGTTCATCGTATTTGGTGGGTTCACCTTCCGGTTTGACGGGTACCGAACCCAATCCCGCCACGAGCTGTTCTTCTTCATAGGCGGACTCGGAAGGGTAAATGTTAAAAATTTGCGTGTACTCCTCGCCGTGAGCCGCAAGATCATCGAAAATGACCTTTCTCAATCCGGGAGCCAATAAAGCCGCAAAAGCACCACGTGTTGCTGGCATAGTAAAATCCTCCTGCCCTTACGGGCTACTTAAGTCTGTTGACTCAGAGTTTGAATGCGCGCGTTGATAACTTCGAACTCCACTCGGCCTGCTGCTGTTCCGACTGGGTCAACGAGATCGGTAATTTTGACACATCCACCTGAGGCCTGATTATTCTTGGCCGGATCGACGTACCAATAATTATTGGCGTCTTCGGTAAGGCCCATGGTAGCACCTAACTGAGCCGCCGCGATGTTGTTGGCGCTTGTAAGAGCTCCCATGAAACGAACGCCAGGCGCCGCCATCAATACGCCCATATTGCCATCGTCCATTGGGGTACCCACAGCGATATTTACGGCATTGGCTTGGTTGATAACGGACCCGTAATGAGCCGTTTCCGCCACTCCATCCGCAGCACGATTCTTTCCGTACTCGGTAGAGAAACCGATAAACATGTTGTTGTTATCAGTGATAGCGGCACTTTGATCCACATAACCGCTTGTAAGCGCGATAGGGACACCCATTTTCGCAACACTGTTGTTATTCTCCGGCAGACGTTGAATAGTAGGCATACCTGCCCCATATGCAAGTCTACGGAATCTGATTGGAATTGCTCCGGCCATAAACTACCTCCTGCGGCACTCGCCGCTATTTGATTTTACGGTGATTTTCATCTACTGCAAAGGCAGGTGCACCTTGTTTCAAGGCCTCGTTCATAAAGGATTCAGGAACACCATTCACCAATGCAGTGGCTCGGCTATGGTTTTCCTCTTTATAAAATTCGTATTCATCGGTAGGAATTTCCATCAGTATGACATCTCCCATGACGTAGGTGCCATCTGCTTTAAGACCATTGGCTTTGTAACGAGGCTTGGCTGGATCATCTCTCACCACCCGAAAGCCGAGCACATCCATTCGACTCAGTTCTTCCTCGTCATTTTTCCGAGCCCAGTAAGCGGTATAGCCTGCAGGCACCTTTTCTACCTTAAAACGGCTCTTACCCATCCGTTCACGCATCTTGGCGTACCACTCTGCGCGTCCGGCTTTATCCTTTGGAATGCCTATAGGTGCACTCTCCACAGTTATTGCATTTGCGTTTGCATTTACGTCTGCCATACTAACCACCTACCTTTCTTTTCCTGCTATCGAATGTCAAGGGCCAGCTGTTTTCAACCTCTTGCTGCTTACCGTCCTTATACTGCTCATCACTCAAGCCTAGCCCCTTTGCAACGTAATTCTCCTCAAAGGTAAGCTTCTCAGGGATAACAGGCATTGTGGGAGTCATACTGGGTACCTCACTCGCCACGCGCACCGCATTTGCAGCAGCTTCATTCACGAGTTTATCTGTCTCCTGTCCTTTTACGTAATAATACGCGGTTTCCCACTGCTGCGGATCGGCCTTCAGATGAGGCGCAACATTCGCCATTATATTCCGCACCTTGGCTTCCCACTTTGCGAAATCCGGTATACGTTTACCAACTATAATAGCAGCCATCTCAATCATGTTGGCCTGCACTTGCCCTGCAGCAGCGTTAAACTCTTCCCGCGTTACGCCTACTTGTTTAATAGCTTTGATAGGATCACTCCATACCTCTGAGGGGGTAGGATCCGTATTTTGCCTTACAGGCTCAACGGGAGTCGTAACAGGCGTACGAGCCGCCAGATCTTCAATTTTATTTACATATTGTTGTTCACGTCTCCGATAATAATCAACTATCTCGGCCGGCGTTTTACCCTTCAATTCCTCGGGTAAGTTTTCATCGTCACTAACAATAGGCGGTACAGTTGTGCCCATAATCTACCTCCAGGTTTGAATACTACGTTTACGGTTACTGTTCTCGTTCTTCAACTTTTCCAACTCTACAGCTTTTTCTTCTTCTCCTATTTGGAACTCTACCGCTCTCTGCAAGCCATCTATATCACGAAGAGCTCGCAGGCGCCCTTGGATTCTAAAGAGATCTTTTAGGTCATCTACCCCTTCTAATTTAACTAGGCATTCCACCCGTGAGCGCAGCAAGGTTTTCCGAAAGACCTGAAAGTTCTCCGTACCCAAGAGATCCTTCAGCCTGAGGAGCTCCGGGTGCGTCAGTCTGTCCGGGACGTCCAGCCCCTCCTGCAAGAATTTCACTGACGCTTGGGAGGAGTCGTTTTCTATCTCCGATTTCATAGAGGAAGAGTAACCGGTCTGCAAGATCTTTTGCTCCCTCGAGAACACTGATAAGAATTTGCCGAAGAGGGTTTTCAGGAGGGATCTGAGCCAACATAGTACTGCTTTCCACGACCTGCCGATAGTACGCAGCCATTGTGTTAGCCATAAGGAGGGTGTTCTGCCTATCGAGCTCACGGTTTGCTCCACTATCACTCGCTCCAATATCGAAGAAGAGTCCTCGGAAATCTTTCGGCTCTCTCGTGTTAAAAACCTTTTGTAAATGTTCACGGTTGTCTCCAAATAGTTCGAATTCAGTTGCTAACTGCTCTCCTCCAAAATCTCTATAACTCTGGAAGATAAGACGCCCTAAACGGTGAAAAGGAAACCTAAAACGCTTGTTGAAGATGTCAAGCCGCTTGTTACCTTCTGCAAGAAGAGCTAGTGTACCGCCACTACTATAAGTGCCGCGCTTCCCTTCCATTTGACCCGCACCATAACCCTGCATAGGTGATTGGATACCCGTGTAGCGTTCAGCAAGTTGAAGGAGGAAACTCTCCTCTTCCATCATGTTGTTGTAGTTACCGGAGAATTGCAGGATTTCAAGGTCTTCCATGTTTTCTAACTCGAAAACCTTACCGGGATACCAGCTACTGGAGGGGTCAGGCACATTGCCGTACATCTTCTTCTTCCATCCTGGGATGTTTGCGATGGTATTCGCGTCTCTTCGAGAATTGTGTATTTGAGCTTGTTCCTCTTGCGATTCTTCCAGGATTTCGGGTATCGAGTACCCGTAAAATAGGTCATCCCTCGGCAGGATGCGAAAATCGATGAACGGATCGATACCACTTTCATAGTAATTATAGACGCCTTTTAATAGGGCGGCTTCCCCCTTTCTTTTCGGGTTGAGGGTAAGGCAAAGCTTGTGGATGTTTTTACCATCAAGAGGGTAGTCTAACCACACCTCTATTACGCTGTAAGGGCGACTAACATCGTTTGTGATACTGAGACCCGCACTTTGCGCCTCGCTATCACGTTTTACACCCTCTTGCCCTTCTGGCGAGGGATTCTCCACTAACGCCTTACAACCTTCTTCTTTCCAAAGACCACTTGTTCGCCGCCATTCTATCTCTTCCTTGGAGAAACGTAAAACGTGATATTTTATAATCACATCTTGTAGAGAGGGCGCGGTGAGAGGATAGGGGTAGAAATCATCGAACGGTATAGGGCAAAGTTTAAGTCCGCTAATCTCACGTGTACGACTTTCACCCTTCCCTGTAAAAGTGATAAAGCTTTGATCTACCCAGGGAGCTTTGAGAACAAGCGTGCCGCATTTTACGGTTTGGAAGATACTCCTATCCATTGGTTCGAAGAAATCCAACTCACTAAAGCATTTGTATTCAAACCATTCACTTAGAGAATCCATGCATTCGTGGTTAAGATTTTTCAACCAGCTCTTTACTTTCCAGAAAGGTTTTGAGGCAAAGATAATACCGCACATACGAGCAGCGAGAATATCAGTGTGCATACGGATAAGTTGAGGCACAAAATTAGATGCCCCTATAAAGGGAGTAGTACGTTCCTCGCAAAGAGGCTTTCCTGAATAATTATCCTGCCACTGCTTGTACTTTTGATCCACTTGATTTGCACGGGCCTTAACGGTTTCCTCGAATTTACAAATGCAGTAGTTGATGAGCTCTTTTAGTTTCTCAGGCCCTGCCTTTATCTCTATAGCTTGCATGTATTAACCCTTCCTTTAGACATAACCGCCATAGTTGTAGGTGGTATGCGTGCGTTGCTGCCTCACCTGCTTAGCTTTCTCATCCGCCTCGCGTCTTATGGTAACGGCTTCCTCACTAGGAGGGAATTTAAGCAGATGAATACCGCTTGCCATACTGTCTAGAAGATCTATCATCTTGCTATGAGGGCAGTTTATAATTTGATTTTTAAGTGGTCCGCCTCTCGCCCCTTGAGGTATATATACACGACCCTCTTGTAGGGGTGGCTGTGCGTAAAACCTTATACGTTCGTATTTGTTCATTTCACTACCTCCACTAGGAGGATGAAATGGCTTAGGGTTAAGACGCTTGTGGGTTTTACCACAGTAGTGACAAGGGCCTGCATTAAAGCAGCGTTCTTTTACAATGTCTTCTACCGCTTTCTGTGCCCCTACATTCTCCCACCAATTCTCATGACATTGGTATCTATCGTTAAGACAATGCCATTTTTCTATGGCGTCTCCGTAACTACAATTAGTACCCCACGGGTCAAGCACAAATATACGTCGTAGGCTGTCGCCGCCTAGTACAGCTATGCCGTTTTGACATTTTGCCGAAGCACCTCCGCCACTAGGGTCGAAGAAGGATAACCGCCAGAGTTGGGAGAGTTTAACGGGGGCAGAGCCGTCAGTGGGGATGAGAGTTTGCCTATCGGTATCGATTGTGTAGTATTTAACCCAGCCCGCCTCGAAATCAGTGGCACCCGGGGCACTAGGATCGTTTTGATACTGACAGCCGAATTTGTACTCTTTTTCTCTTTCCAGTATGTCGAGTAATACCTCACGAGTGAATCTCTCTGGGAAGATCGGCGTGCCATTTTCTACATCAGGGTTACCACTTTCATCTTCCAAGGCCGCACGGATATACCAGCTAAAGCCTGTTTTACGGCCACTTTCGGTCTCACCCATCTGAAGACCTTCCATAATGAAACCGTACAGGTCTTCATTGCCGTGTTTCCATCGCGTGCCGATGAGGATTTCTTCTCCATTCGCAGGATCGTTAAGAAGACCCGGAGCATATTGAAACCACTCAATTGCGGCGTTCATTTCCGCGGCACTCTTGGCGGCTTTTTCCCCTACCATGTCGTCGTAGATAATTAGGTCGAAGTGAAACCCGGTGGTCTTGCCCCCAACACCCACCGTCATGATACTGCTTTCGTCGTAGGTGCCCGCCCGTGGGAGTAATATAGCCGTGTCGGTCCATTTAGTCTTATTGATGTCAGGAGGGATAATCTCCGGAAATAACCACCGTAGGACTTGGTTGTTAATGATATTCCACTTTATATCGTTAAGGTTTTTTGAAGCCACCAAGTCGCTTTCCCCTACTATCAGGATGCGCTGTTCTTGGTCTTGACAGAGACGCCAGAGAGGGTAACTCTTTGAAACAATAGTGCTTTTGAAGTGTCCTCGCGGCATAAGGAATCCGCGCTTACGTTGGGACACGGAGTTTTGAATCTCATTACAGAAATCGATGTGTAAGGCGGCGAGATCTTTATAACCCAGTACCATTTTGCTGAAGAAGTAAAGAGAGCTGAGGGCACGGGCTTTCATAGAGGCGTAAAGGGTCTCTGCATCGCCTTGCTCAGCCAGCGCGAGGAAATCAGCACTGGTTATGGCTCCATTCCCGTTCCCTACTCCCATTAAAGTTCCCCTTCCGCAAAAAGAGATTTCTGTACTTGAGGCGCGTTTCGTGCAATAAGCTGTGCCCTTTCAGACGGCGGCCCCCCTAACCTCGGCGTACGACGCGGATCGCTAGGCGGCGGAGGCGGTGGCTCTATAAAAAAGGGCCGCGGCTCGCCTGCCCCAGGGGGCGTTGAAGGTACTGAAGGTGGATTTGATGGTGGAGTGGTGCTTTTCGAGTCCTTCGGACTAGCTACGAACTCCTCTCCCTTAACATCAAATATTTCTCCTCCTCCTCCTACACTCAACCCCTTCTTTTTATCTTCCTCCACCATTACTGTAAAAGCCTGTTTGAGAAACACCGCATTAAGAACATTACTACGAGAAGGGTCCGCGCTTCCCTCCAGCCTCTTAGTACGGCTGATCTCTGGATTCCTATCCAATAAATCCTGACAGGCGCGCAACCGGGTAGTTTCCGCCAATCCTCCCTTTGCGAGGTTAATCATCTCCTCGAGCGCTTCACGTGCGCCTTCCTCCGCCCGTTGCACAATCCCTAACTTCGTCTGATTAATCTCGGCATCTACTAACGCCCACATGTCCGCATTCTTGGCGCGCAACTCAGCCATGAATTCCGGGTCCCTGCAGTATTTATAAACCGTCCAAGTGGACACCTTTAAATACACCGCCGCCTCTCGAGGCTTGTATCCACTGAGTAAAAGGCGCAATAACTCATCTTGACGAATCTCTTTCACTAACTGCATACGAACTCCGTAAAAAGGAGGGCGGGGCCTCTCTCTATAGATAAAGGATACCATGGGAAAGCCGCGCATGTCAACGGCCATTTAAAGAACGGCCTTTGCAGGCAAAGTTCCTCCTTCTTCCCCGACCCCAAAATTTTTTGTGCGTGATCCCCTTTCAAACCCCCCCTGGAATTAGAGAGTCACTAAAACGTATATATCGAGGAGCCCGGTTTAGGGGGCACCCCGGCTATATACTGTATAGCGTATGCTAGTAGTAATATGTTTAACAATCAATTGCTAATGATTTCCCTGGTCTAGCAAAGCTAGAGGGATACAAACCTGTAGAGAGATGTTGTGGCTCTATGGACAAACTAGAAAGGAGTTATATGAATATAACGTTGTATGTGTACGGTTTAAGCATCTGGTTCGTTACAGATGGTATTACATCTACTCTACCTACCTTCGTACGTCTAACCCATGACGGACATATGTCGTGGACGTTAGGTATTAGGTTAGGTAAGAAGTATCACTTCATTCAAACACGCCCTGTGTATGAGTATGAACCTAAGGGTTTAGGTATCAGCATCATCTAACATTAACGGTGGGATGCGCATACCTTATCACGCATAGGAGATAACATGTTCGAAAGCTGTAAATGTGATCAATGCGGTCAGTATATCCATGAATACTGCTGTAAGTGTCATAAGCCTCTACCTGAGGATTATGATGACTATCTCTGCGGAGCTTGTCGCTCTACAATTATTAAAAAGAATCTAGATAAGATAATGCAAAGGGTAGATCCATTCACTAACCAGAAGTTCTAAAGGAGATAACATGTCGTATCTAGTTGAGTTGTATAAATGGTTAGGGCTAGAGCCCGGTCAGTATATTTGTCTTTTAGTGATACTGATAGCATTAGGAGTATTCAGAAGTGTATGGAA